GTAAGCCCATCATAATATAAAGGATTATATAATATTTCTCTGGCTTCCGTTTCATCGTTTGTGTCAACATCCTCCGGCCAGCCATCATAATGCTCGGAATCATATATCTCTTCATTTATAAGTGTCTGCGTACCGCTTGATAACGCAACTTTTACCCACTTATGCGTATTGTCTGATAGTTTAAGCAAAATATACATATATTTTCTGTTTGTTGAATAGTAAAACGCGCGTGTAGATGCTGTCTCGGTTGCGAGATTAGTGGCATACACAAAAGCGCCACCAACATCATCAAACTCTGTTAATCCGATCGGCGTGTGTATTGCTACACCTTCATCGTCAACAGAAGAATTGATGATGTACCATTTTTGATCAGCATCTTGCACTATTGAATAGCAACGTTGAATTTTTCTATCATAGATAAACGGTAGATAATCATAAATGTTAAGCCCAGAACCGGCTATAATATTTGTATCAAAAACTTTCGCCAACGCCGCAGTCTGCGTTTCTTCGTTTAGTTCTACGGATACGATGTTATAGTCGCTTCCGCAATTTGCGGCACACACGATCCCTTTCAGCTCTTCGTCATCAGACACGAACGTGATCCGCCCGTTCATCACCGGAAGAAACCCGAACATCTTCGCGCTTATGCTCATAAGTAGTTGAACTTCTCCTTTTTAGTTAGCGGCGCCTTCCAAAGCAACACGCCGTTCTCCCCGATCTCGATCTCGTTCTGCGAGTATTCCGATATCGTGTCGTCCTTCCATCGTATCTTTGTCTTGCCGGTCACGCGATCAATCCAGCAGTATTCGATGTTGGTTATAATGCTTGGGGCGTTTGCGTAGGATTCGGCGATCTTGCGGTACAAAATATTTCCAGGGAACACCTTCATCGTCCCGGAGGTGTTCGCTTTCTCCTTGAACGTGAGCGTCACGACCACCCCGGATGAGAGGTCGTAGTTTATTTCCGTCCGCTCAAGAACGCAATTCGCGCCCTGATATGTGTGCGCGGATTCCGATGTCGGAAAATGCACAGCGAGCGGGATCGAGCCTAACATTCCGTGTTCATATGTGCAAGTCGTTTCGGTGTTGTAGAGGCGCTCTTTGTATTCGTGGTTTGCAACCGCGTTCAACGCGTCAAGATCAAGTATCTGCGGCATATCGATCACGTCCGCTTCGGCTTCGTCACCGATGATGACTTCGTGTATCTGTTCTGCCGATTGTGATAGGATGTGAAGGGTGATGTAGTTGGGGAGAGTGTATTTGAACGCCGTAAGCAAAAGGCTTGCCATCGCTTCTTCAGGTTGAATGTTGATCGCGTCCGGGTTTGTGTCTATTTCTATTTCTGCTAAACTTTCAGCTCTCCAAGGAATAACCAATGTCAAAAATATATCGTCGTCTTCTGGGATTATAAAAAAGGGTTTGAGTGTTGCGCTAAACGTTAACCCAAGAGCGGATAAGTCGTTTGCAAGCATTTTTTCTTCGTAGAATGATTGCGCAAACACGTCGAACGCGGTATTCGTATCGTCAAAATATAATTGGTTGATACTTCCCTCTTCCACATAAACCTGCGCGTGCTTAACATAAGTCATAAATAGCACAAATATCTTTGTGTTATCGTCGTTCTTCGCGGCGAACGGAATCCACCACTGCTGGGACGCCGTGCTATACGTCACAGATACCTCTTCCGCCGCCCCGCTTGGATCGGTAAACGGCGCGCGTACCTTTACGGCATAAGAACCCGGGAGACTATCGCCGCCAGATACGACGCGAATATATCCGCTCGACCGGTCAAACGCCGATCCGACCTCGTCACCGTCACCGCCATACGGGCAGTATCCACGATACGCGTCATACTCCCTCAACCCTTGCAGCCCATTCCCCTGGAACGAGAAGCTCTCGATTGTCGCGCCGAAGTAAGCCGCGGGCAGCGTGGTTTTGTAGAAGTCTTGCAAGGCGTCCGTGCCTTCGCCAGTCGGTTTTATATCGACGTCGTAGGATTCAATCTCGCCGAGCGCATCAATGAAGCTCACGTACCATCGTTTGTGCGTGCTGTCGGCTGTCTCTTCCCATCGTATTTGATAAGGATAACCGCTGAAGGCTTCGGATTGCGAACCTTCACCCGGCTCCGATTCTGATTTCGCGTAGAATATGTACTCTGTTCCAAGCGCGAACGGACACGGTTCGGTCTTCTTTGTGACGATCGTTAGCTCTGCCGTGTTCGGGGTATATCCGCGGTTGTGTGTTGCGCTGAATGATTCGATCTTGAGATCGGCAATGCTTGTGATGATTCTCGATACGTAGGCCGCCATCTTATTGTCTCCTCAAGAAGCGTTTCGGCAATTCTTTTATGTCGCGTTCGGTTTGTGTAGTCTTGCGCTCGTTCACGGACATTCTGGCGTATATATCGTTCACACGGGGGGTAATGACACCGTTCACCTGCTGATCCAATTCGCGCCGTAACGAGTCGAGTTTTTTGTCAACAATTTTATCGATCTGCTTGTCGATATTGATGTCTATGTTCTGTATGTTCTCGAGTTCTTTTCTAATCGCTATAAGCTCTTCAAGTATCACGGCGTTCACCGCCTTTATTGTTTGGTTTCGTTGTATACAACGTTGATCGTCCAGGTTTTTGAGGTAAGAGCTTCAAGGTTTTCTTTTAACTTGCCTGTGTGTTCGGACATCTTCTTGAGCTTCTCAACTAAATCAGCCATATCGCCGGATTGGAAGTCGCCTAAGTTATCATTTACATCTTTTAGAGCGACATTGATCCCGACAACTACATTTGCGACTGATTCTAATGTCGACGCAAGCCGTTCTATCTTTGACTGGGCATCTGAAACGTCCGCGTTGACTGTAACGGCTTTTGTTGTCTCTAACTGATCGACCTTTTTAGTCAAAGAATCTAATACGCTTTCGGCCATCTCATCACCCCTTCTTCTCCGTAACGAGGACAGTCACATTCACAACGCGGCCGTCCAGAGCGTTAAGTTTCGCGTTAATTGCGTCGATCTGTTCTTTAGCTGATGAGCTGACGGCCGAGAAGGTGCTTTTAGCGTTCGTTTCAAACTGTCCGAAGGTCTTCTCGTTCACTTGCCCAATCTCGGTGTTGATAACCTTTCCAAGTGATTGAAACGAAGCCGCGACTGATTCGCGCGCAGTTTCCGCTTTGCTTTTGAGAACCTCAAACTCCACGTTGTTTGCTTGATTGAGCGCTTCTTCCGCGCTCATCCCCGCTGATTGGAATATAGCGATCAGATCGGCTTTTGTTTCGTTGGCTGTCGGTTTCAAGCCCGTCCAGTCTACTTTGTCGATTGCTTCGAGCGCTGTTTTAGAGTCAACGCCCGCGTTAGACAGGGTTTGATATATATTTGCCGCCGCCGTTTCTACTTTGTTGTCGATGTTGGAAAACTCTAAATCATTCACCACGCCTAACGCAGCCGCGGCCTCTTTACCTGCTTGTGCGAACAACGCTTTCACTTCTTGCGCGGCCGCCTCCGCTTCTTGAGTTGTTGTGTCAAAGTTGAGGTTTTTCATCTGTTGCAGAGCTTCCGCTGAACTGTATCCGGCTTCCCGGAATGCGTTGTAAATTCTTTGAGAGTTGTTTTCGGCCGAAGATGATATTGGAGAGAAGTCTATCTGATTGATTTTGTTAAGCGCTTCCGGGACGCTGTCACCCATATCTGAGAACACAGTCATCACGCTTTGCGCCAACGCTTGAACCTTGTTGTCTACTGTTGAAAAGTCCATTGCCCCAACGGCCACACCGAAGTCCGTGGCAATTTTTTCGCCAAGAGCGCCAATGGTTTCCTCTACGACTCCCGCCGCAATCTTTGCGTTGTTCATCAGACCGTCGAACCCTAACTTGTTGAGTTCGTTCAACGCCTCGCCGGCCGAGTAGCCTGATTTCAGAAAAGCGTTATATATTCCAACTGCCGCTTTATCTGCCGATGTAGCCAAAGGCGAGAAGTCAATTTGCGTTATCTTATCCAGCGCGTCCGGCACGCTTACGCCAAGGTCAGATAGCGTCGACATGATGCTGTTCGCGAGCGATTTTACTTTGTCATCTACCGTCGCAAAATCAAGCGCATTCATGGCTATTCCAAAGTCTGATACCACTTTATCGCCCAAAGCCGCGATGGTTTCTTCTACCACCGCCGCGGCTATTTCAGCGTTTTCCATTAAGCCGCCGAACCCTATGTTGTTGAGTTCTTCGACCGCTTCAGCAGCCGAATACCCGGCATCTCTGAATGTGTCGTAAAGGTTCACGGCAACGTCTTCTGCGGATGTTTTAAGAGCCGAGAAGTCTATGTTTTGAACCGCACTTTGAATGTTCCCGGCACCAACGTTGATTTCCGCCAACGCTTCAGACACGGCGGTCTTAATGTCTTCTACAAGCTGCTGCGCGGCTGCATTAGTGTTAGCAATTTCGCTATCCAATGTGTTGGACACGCCGGTCAGCGCCGATTCCATTTGGTTAATGCTGTTCGAGTCTACGTCTACGCTTAGCTTTTTACCGTTTATTTCGGCAACAAGACCCAATAAGTGATTAAGTTTTTCGAGAGCGCCTTTGTCCGCCATCTTATATGCCCTCCGTTTCAATTCGCACTTTAATCACACCGAGGTTTTCTATCTCTAACAGTTTGCTCAGCAGTTCTTCGGCTTTGGCCTTTGCGATTGTTACCTCGTCCGCGTTTACTTTTATAAGCGCTTCCGTTTCTATCAGCGCGTTCAGCTTGGTTTGTATCTCGTCGATTTTTGCAGCCGCCTCGCTTTCGAACGGGATCACGATCTTTTTGGTATTGATCGCGTCGATTGCGGCGCCAATCCCTTCTATTTTCGCTTTCATATTTTCTAAACTCATACTCACGCGCCCGCTTCCGCGAAGTCGAATGCCACGGCGATCTTCTTGCCGTTTAGTTTGTCCAATTTATCGCTCATGTCTTTAATGTTGAGGTTTGCTTCTTCTATCGCACCGGTGACCGCTTTGGAAAGATTGGACCGTAGCATATCGAACTTCTTGTTGTCAATCTCTTCGAGTTCTTGCAACGCTTTGTTCTTCGCGCTCGTGAAGGCGTCCGCAATGTCGTCTTTTGCGCCCGCTGCGTTCTTTTTAAGTGTGTCAAAATCGATCGCGTTGACAAACTTCTCCGCTTCCGTAGCCGAGTATCCGACTGCCAGCAGCGAGTCCGTGATTCGCTTCTTCGCGTCATCCACCGATACGGCCAACCCTTTGAAGTCGATTGTGTTGATGATATCGAGCGCCGATTTGGCGTCCACGCCCACATCCACGAACGCGCTGAGTACGTCTTTGGCCGCTTGCGCTGCTTTCCCTGGTATCGTCGAGAACTCGTAGCCGTCTATTACGCCGAGTTTGGCCGCGACCTCTTTCCCAAGCACGTCAAAGAACGTGTTAATCTTTTCTGATGCGTTTTTCGCCGACTCTTCGATCGTTTTGAAGTTGAGCTCGCCAAGCCGACTTTTGAATGAGCTGACAACGCTCTCAGGTAGTAAGTCAGGATGAACGTCTATGTTTTTGAACGCGTTCTCAATAGAACTGGCCGCGTCTTTTGCCTTGCCTTCTGCAATGTTTGCCGCCTCGCTCATTTGCTTGTCGATGCTGTCGCGTAATTCCGTCACGCCGTCGGCAGCGGATCCAAATGCCGGCTTGATTCCACCCGCGCTTTTTACGACATCTTCGATCTTCTTGTTGAGGTCAGCGTGTACGGCGGCGAACTCCTCGAGCGTCAGTTTGCCTTTGTTATAATCCGCCCACGCGCGCGCGAGTTGTTCCATCAGGTCAAGATTGGTAGATACGGCGTTGTTGTAGTCCGTTACTTTGTTTGCGATGAACATTGTCTCGAGCGATTCCTTGACGCCCGGTATAAGGCCGCCGAGCGATGCGATGTTCGCCGTGAACTTCTCGAGGTCGGACATCTCGATGTTAACTCCGCTGATATCCGCAATGCCTTCTTTGAGCGCCTCGACTTCGACACGCGCTTTCTTAACCGCCTCAATAACCGGCCCGAGGGCGGCAGCCATCGCCGCAAACGCGCCGACTGCTATCCCGGCTTTGAGCGCGCCTTGGAATCCGGAGAACTCCTGCGCCGTTTTCTTGATCTCCGTCGTTACCGCAGCCGCGCCGGCCTTTAGCGCGCTGAATATGTTTTTCCCCGCGACTGACCCGAGTTCAAGTATCTTGGTTCCGACTTCCTTTATCCCCGTTGCAAGCCTTGGCAGGTCTGTCGTGTAGAGGTTCTTCATTATGTCGCCGAACTTCTTGAAGTTATCAATTGATTTGATGATCGTCCCGGCGATCGCGGATAACGCGCCCACAAGCGTCGCGCCCATTCCGGCTATCGCGCCAAATTGCGTCACGACGCCTTTGATCGGGGCCGGCAGCTTATCGAACCACTGCACAAGTCCCTTCACTGCGTTGGCGATGCCGGTGAATAAAGGCGCAACAGACGCGCCGATCGAGTTCTTGAGCGAGGTAAACGAGTTCTTGAGGCTGGTTATCGCGCCTTTGAGCGATCCTTCCATCCGGTTCGCCGCGTCTTTGGCCGCGCCGCCAGAGTTCTCGAGCTTCTCAATATAGCCGTCTATCGCGTCACCACCGTCTTCAAGGAGTAACGCCACCGACGCGCCCGCTTCAGCTCCGAATGCTTTTAACGCTTTCTCCGCATCGAGACCGGAATCCCTGAGCAGCTTTATCTTGTCTGTTAGAGTCAATGCCGGATTCGATAGATCTTCCAGCGAGACGCCAAGCCCTTCAAGAGTTGTCTTCAACGCCTCGGAAGGCGCGCTTAATTCGGTGAATAGTTTCCGCAAACCCTGAACGGCCTGTTCCGTATTCGCGCCCTTCTCTTTGAGCGAGAGCAACCCGGCAACCGTTTCGCTGATGGATACGCCCGCCGCGCTGGCTGCCGGTCCGACTTTCTGGAGTTGATCCGCGAGTACGCTCATGTCGATGCTTTTGGATGCTTCTGCGAGTTGATCGGTTGTCGTCTCTAACTGTTCAAGGCTTACGCCGTACGCTCGGACAGCTGTTTGCAAGATGCCGGATGCAGTCTCGGCAGATGCGCCGAACCCGCTCATCAACTGCGTGGCGCTCTCCATGATCACGTTCATCTCTTGGAGAGACGCGCCATTTGCCGCTAAGGCACTGAATCCCTGCGTAATCTGTTCGATCGACGTAGCGCCGTCGCCGAGTTGTGTGATCTTCTTTGACATCATCTCGACTTCTTCGCTTGTCGCGCCAGTGCTCGTTTGTATGTCTTTGAGTTTCGCGTCGAAGTCTGCGAATGAATTAGCGGCGGAGGCGAGCCCGGCCGTTATCGCGCCGCCGATTCCCGCCATCGCCGCGCCCACGGTTTGGAGCGCCGTGCCCATCTCGTTCAATTCTTTTTTATGTTCTTGGGCCGCTTTTTCCGCCGCTTTTTGTTGCGCCGCGAGTTCTTTTGTATTCTTTGCCGCCTCTTTAGCTTTATCGCTTGTGTCCTTTACCGCTCTCTCAAGGTCAGCTAAGGGCTTCGCCGCTTCGTTCGTTGCCTTTATCTTGATTTCTATCTCAGGATTGTTTGCGATTGCCGCTCACCTCCTTATTCCGCCTTCTCAAATTCAGATAACACCAACACGTTCTTGATCGGTTCATCCCAGCCGTTCGGATAACCGCCCATCCGTTTGATTAGCCAATACTCGTCAGGGATTTTGCCTAGCTTTTTCATCGCTCGCACGAAAGGATCGCTCCTTGTCGTTGATGGATACAAGGCTAACCAGTACCGGGATCAGCGCGATCATAAATTCCGGTGTGAAGCTCTTGACAAACTCTTCGTTGATGGCGCCGTCGTACCCTTCGACCGACACAATCATCTTCGAAAACAGGTACACGATAGCCTTCATTATTTCCGGCTTAATGTTGTCCGCGTTTTGCAATCCCTCGCCGAACGCTTTGATGTTCCCGAGGTTCTCCGCGTAATCGATGCTGGTGATCGGCCGAACCACTATTTTTTTGCCGAATATCATAATTTCCTTCTTTGTGTTTTTGGATACGTATAGCGTTATTTCTTCCGTCATCTCTTTTCTCTCCCTTCAATCCGCGCTTGTCAGCGTTTTCTTACCGCTTTCAACTCGTTTATTTGCCTCTCGTACTCGCAGAGTGCGAACACCGTCCGCATAGGTGTTTTCCAACCCCACGGCAGGGATCCGATTCTTCGAAAGATGATGTACTCGATTGGTATGTTGTCTTTAATCACCTGCGTTTTGACGAAAGGATTTATCCTTGCCTTCTAACTGCGTGTGTTTCGCAATCTCCATCACGATTTCGATCATCGCCGATGGATTCATTGTTTTAACGACTTCTCTTGTTACTTCGCTCACACCCTCGATCTTAACAATTTGTTTTGTGAGTAGATCATACGTTCTGTCGATATCCTGCTTTTCGATCTTTTGCCCGGTTGTGAAAACTTGCGCGAGCGTTCGGAATAACGATACGCTTGTAAAGTAATCGTCCGCATATAGCGGCTTTAGAGTAATATCTGTATTTGCTACCTTCACGGTATACGTGTCTTGCGGTCCAATGAATAGATTCATTATTTTCTCTCCCTTCAAAAATAAAGTAGAACGCGGGTTTTACCCCGCGCTCTAAGCGATGGTGAATGTTTCAAATGAGAAGGTCTGTGTCACTTCAAACTCGGAATCAGGGTCAACTCTTCCGGAGGCGCCGGTAATCTTCGCGCCAGTACCGGAGAATGTGATCTTGTGAGAAGCGCTCGATGCGTCCACATATTTAATTTCGAATGAGATCGCCGCTTTGGCCGGGTCCCACGCGCCCGACGCAATTTTGCTTACGGTAGAGGATGCAATAACAAATTCTCCCTCGTAGGTAGCCGTTCCAATCTCCACGTCAGTCGGGGACAATGAAGTCCCGTAAATCCCGGTAACGTCTTGGTTTTTGTTGAGCGAGAAGCTACGAATCACATCCGTTTCGCTCGCCCACGTGATCGTTGCGTCCGAGAAAACGAAGTAAGTCTCTGGAGTGATCGCCGTGGGTGCTGTCGCACCAGTCGTGATGCTTAAGAACATTCCATCGAGCGAGTATTCGAGCGGCGCGTCCTCCCCACCACTGATAGTCATGTTCCCGAAATAGCAACTCCCAAGCGTTGCATCGTGTACTCTCAACTCAACCGCGGGGGGGACTCCCTCACCGGTGTTTGTCCCGAACGCGAGAACGTCTTTGCTCGTAACCAATCCGCCAAGGCTGATCGCTTGATCGTATTTGGTCATTCTGGTCTTGGTATAACCGCCGATCCCTTTTTCTTCGGCGGCCTCGTTCGTTATCGAAGGCGATATGCTCTGGAGTAACCCGAGATGAACATTAGTCCCGGACGACTCAAGCCTGCCTACCACCTTCATTTGAGAACCTTGTAACGCTGCCACTTTATCACCTCACTGTTTCGATTTGTATTTCGATTGCCGCGCCCACGACGTAATGGTTCGATGATTCAACCAGTATTCGCTCGAGCGCGTATCCGGGCACTTGATAAAACACTCGACGGTTTTCGATGCTGCTGTTCTTGTTTTTGAATATCGCCACGATCTTCTCTGCCGCTTCTGCGTTGCTCTTCTCCAGTTCCTCAGCTTGCGCGAAGGTGCCACGGTTCGCATAGATGATCGTGAAGTCGAGCTTTTCTTTTGCCGCGCCGGCGCTGCTCACATACATCGCACGATCGGCTCTTCCAGGCAATATCTCTATCAACGGATAGATCGCGTTCTTCGCCCAGTTCAGCGCGCCGATCTTGATCGTCTCCGCTTGGAACTCCGTATCCAACGTGTTCTTTATCTCGTCGAGCAACTCTTTGTACATATCAATCACACACCCTTGTCAGATGCTCAAGAAGAATGTCTTTGATGTTCTCGATTCCCTTGGTATCGAACGGCGGAATCCCGTCACTGTCAGAGTACGGCATAAAGGCCCGCTGCGGCATCTTTCGCGTGCCGGTTTGGTGATACACGCCGTAGAACACGCCGGAGAATACCGACGCTTCGCTCTTATCAGAACGCAGGTTGATCGATTGCTTGAGCTTGCCGTGGAACTCGAGGATTTGGCCGCTCACGCCTTTTGCCTTCTTCTTTTTCTCGATTGTGCTGTCAGCGAGCGCCGCCCATCCCTTCGGTCGCCCTTCTTGCTCAAAGTTCTCCATCACTTCTTCTTTCATATACACAGCTACGTCTCTGAGCGGTTTAGAGAGATCGGAAAGCTCCTTGTTCAACCGTTTGGTAAGCGTATCAATGCCTTTGTCGGTATAGGTAAACGTGATGGCCATAACATCACCACTTATCCATTACGGTTGTTGTGAATACCTGAGTGCCCGCCGTGATATAGTGTTGCGAAGAAGGGGCCGCCGCATCTGTTCCGGTTGTCTTCTTGAGCGCGCTCATCAATCGATCGTAATATGCCTGGGCCTGCTCCTGGAATCCGTGCCGCTCATATAACCGGTAAATCACGTAAGACGTTTCGTGTATCTCTTTGAGGGTTGTGTCTGTGATTGCAATAATCGAGTTGATAAACGTCTCCGCTTCCGAGAGCAGCACGGTAAGAATCGAGTCGTCAGATTCCGTCAAGCTGTTAATCAAGTCTTCCGGGAACTTAGCCTTTAGTTGCGCCACTGTCATATCCGGTCACCTCTAAAAAGGACCAGCCGGCATTATACCGGCGTGGCCTATTAGGATATCGTGCTTGTAAATACTTTGCACGCGTTAGCGTTATACAAAATCGGGAGAGGATAGGAGAGTAGCGATATAGTCTTCGTGTGCCCTTCGGATGCTTCGGGAATCTTCTCTTTGACGATGACATCGGTCATAATTGGGGATCCATCGGGTTTGAGTTCAAAGTCGACAACCGCGCCGTAGCCGAGAGCAAACTGGCTTGTATTGAGCAGAATCATCTTTCCGCTTGTGCTTGAGGATTCGGGGATATACTTCGTCGCAACGTTCGAATCGTTCGCGTAGGTCCCGGAATACACGTATATCTCTGGGATTCCAAACTCTTGGAACTCACCGATGAACCGAACGCTCGGCGAATTAAACCGAGGCTTAAGCAACCCAAAGTTGTAATTGTTTTTGCTGATATACTTTTCTGTTTTTGAGTGGTTCATGATCCCGCGCGCAAGATACGGGGTCATCAGGATAACGTTCGGCCACATCCCGAGTGTTTGCGCGAACGTCTCGCATTCCGCGCCGATAAGTTCGAGCGGGTCCGTTGAACTGCTCACCGCGAGTTTCCCGGTTGTGCTGATTCTGTAATCCTGCTCAAATGTTCTTTCAGTCGTTGTGAAGCTGATTTTCCCAGTCAGGAGGAGTTGTCCGAACATATACTCGATACGGCGTTTAAGCCGATCGCGAAGCCCCTGGAGTTTAACGCCGTAGGAATACGCGAAGGAACGCGTGATATCCGAAGCGTCATTCAGGTTTGCAAGTTCATTCAGATTAAACGAAGAAGTCAGAGCTTCCGTCGATTCGATGCTGTCGCGTTCGAAGATTTGGGGCGGCGTCACGGTGATGTCTTCGGCGGTGTTCTTGTAATCAATATTGCGCGCCGGATCGTCACGTAATCCGATCGAGCTCATCTTGCCGGAAGTGGTGATCATTCGCCATTTGATCGTGGT